GCCTGCTGATCACGTCGTGCTCAAGCACAGCGCCAGTGCCAGAGCCCTGCATGGCCAGATCGACCATTAGGCCGAAGGCGTCCAGATCTTCTATGTGGGTTGATGTGCAGTTGCCTGTCAGCAGACCATCAGCGAGCACGAAGCTGTGGGTTTCGGGTTCCTCGGTGCAGTAGACAGTCTCAGGGGCTTCTTTTGCTCCGATGGACTTGACGGTCCACCAGCGACGCTCTGTTCCATGGCGAAGCTTCGCTTTGTGGGAAGAGCGAAGAAGGTCCTCTTCGGAGACAGAGCCCTTGTCCAGCACGATAGCCCACAGATCCTGCTTACGCTCGCCGAGATTGGTCTTCTCCCCTGCACGGGCTGCGACACGGGATGAAACGAACGCAAAGCCAGCCAGGGCAGCTTTGTCAGCTACGAAAGCAGCAAGCTCTGCATTGCCGTAGATAACGACAGACTGGGTGACGGATCCATCGGTAGCGATCAGCCCCTGGAAAAAGCCTCGCAGATAGCTGGGGTCCGAGAGCCAGGGCAGTCGCTTAAAGTTAGCTTCTTGCTTGACATAAGCTCGGGTGTGTTGGTACTCGCGAACATCTTCGAAGTAGCCTGCCAGTTCAGCTTTTTCCCCAACAAGATCGACGAAAAATTCTCCGTACTGAGTGGTGCCATCGCCATAGATGATGCCGTGACGGACGCCTGCTAAGTTTGCATCAGGCTTCGGGGAGTAAATCTTGGCGATTTTGTCTCCACGGCGCAGTTCGGCGGTCGTCACTTCGCCACGGCGAGTAATCCAGCGGTGGTTTGGGGTGCTGCGAATCACTTGGGTCGCACCACCTTTCTGCCCAAAGGTAACGGGGACCAGGGTCTGCTCACCGTAGCTCTTGAATTCGACGTCGACCCAGTTGCCGTTGCCATTGAGCACGGTAGACGTGGAGCCGTCGGCGAGGTCCTCGATTCTTTTCAGGCCGTCAAGGGTCTGAACCAGGGTGTCGCGGTGGAGGCAGTTGTAATAGCCAGAGAAGTTCTCGGGCTTCTTGCCCCACTCGGTACCAGCTACCCAGAAGGCGCGACCAGAGGGGAATGCGTGTTGGGCTAGGGCCTGCTCCTCAACGAGAGCTCGCTCCTCGTCGGTGTATTTGCCGATCTCGGCGATGTCGTTCGTCGTGCGGAGCATGGCTTCCTGAAAATTCTCTCGGCTGCCATCGGCCTTACGGCGTGAATACGTCCGCAGGAACACGGTTTCGGCTGATGGAGCAGAAGCTCGGAAGTCGCTCATAGGTCTTTTGCGCGTGGAGTAGTGTACCCAGTCATCATACAGCAGAAGGCATGAAAAAAGGGCCCGAAGGCCCCCTTGTTACACTTCTTTAGTTGCTCGTCGAACGTAATCAGGATAGGTCACGTCGAACTTGCGGTTGGCCTCGTAGAGGCTGTTGGCCCTGATGGTGATCGGCCCCATGAAGAAGGTGAACGGATTCACGGAGTAGATGATCTCGTAGGTTCCCTGGTTGGCCTTGGCCATCAGGCGATCGAGCAAAAAGGAGAAATTCATGCTTTGAAGAGGTTGGTGATGCGCCCGCCACCTCGGCGGTCAACTACTTTCTGGGCCTCCTCTCGGCTGCCGTATGGGCCGAAGTAGAAGGTGCTGCCCTTGGTCTCGTGGATAACGATCAGCATCGATCAGTCCTCGTAGACGCGGCACTCAAGAGCGTCAGGGCGCTCCTCACAATACTTCTTGAATGCTGTGGTGGGATTAGCGCCAGTTGCGGGCTTCGCGGCTTCTGACTTGGGTTCGTTGGTCATAGTTTCAAACATTGCCTTGATGATTTTGACGCACATGGGATTAGGTGGGTTGAGGTGGATTAGCGGCCTTGGCCGCGATAGCGCTTGCTGCGCTTAAAGGAGCCCTTCTTGCGCTTGCCGTCACCGATAGAGGTCTTCTTGTTTCGATCCCCCATCGTGTGACCTTCGCGGTGAAGGTGGTTGGCGGAGCTCTTGGAGAAGAAAGCCATTGAGAGAATTGCTCTAAGCTAGTGTATCAGGAGGCCTTATCGAGGCTGGGCCAAAGCATGGACCACTTGAAGGGAGGCACGGGCAGGCCGCTGGATCGGAACTGCCTGCGCATCTTGAAGATCAGCAAGCCTATCCCGAAGGCCATTCTGACCCTCATGAAGAACAGCTGGATCACCATGCTCACATAAACGGCCGCCTCAATGGTTCGTTCTGGCCAAACCGCGACAGCGGCAAACAGCAGGGAGAGCAGGATGTAGCTGCCGAGAAAATGGGGATCAATCATAATCAAGTGACAATTTCGAGAGTGTAACCGATCTTTTCGGCACAGCCTAGGCGATCGAGGGCCATGTAGAGAGCATCGACTTGAGAGGAGATCTCTTCAGATTGACCATATTCGGGATGACCGATACAGATCTGCTTCTCTCCATGTCGAGGGCGGGCAATCCAGCCGCCAGTGGAGTTGATGTTGTAGAGGCGACGGATCTCGTCGCAGAGCTCGGTGGCCCTAGGGTCTTTGAATACTTTGCTCACCACTGTAGCTCCTCAAGGACTGCCTGCACCTCGAACTCTGGGTAGATCTCCTGTGCCATCGAGATGGCGTGGTAGCGATCCCTGGCCAGGAAGGTGATGTTCTTGGCGGTGTCGGTGTTCTTGCAGTAGATGCGGACTAAGTAGTCTCGAATGACTGCCATGGTGGTTGCCTCCTTTGGTTGACTGAGCTCAGAATAACGCACGAGCCTGCTCCAAGGCAATGCGTGCTTCATCTCTCGTAACATGGGCGGCGTTGCTAGTGCCGACATAGTAGGTACGGCCGCTCTTGGTAGCGATAGATGCCCACTCCTTGGCAAGAGCGTCTAGCGCAGCATTAACCGTTCCTTTACCTGTTAAGTATTCCCACACGGCTGGACGCTTGTGTTGGAGCAGGGCAACTAGCAGCTTGTTCTGGGTGACAGGGCTGAAGAAATCAAGGCGACTGACACCCGATTGTTCAACAGCAAAGCGCAGCGTGGTGGGGATGAACTGGTAGCGGCCAACGGCATAGATACGACCAGCGGCCTGCATATCCAGAATCTCCCCCACCGTGAAGTTCTCACAGGTGTCGCCTAGTAGGTCCTGAAAACCTCCAGGTGTGTCGCCAGCTCGGCCACGATTAACAGCGTTCCAGTCGCCCTCTCCCTTGGAGATCATGGTAGCGATTGGCTCTACACGCTTATGAGCTGGTGGAACATGGGTTTCGACGGCGTTGACGGGTGCATGGGGCATCACTGCGGCAATTGGATGCAAAAAACCCGACAGAACCAGCACAAGACGGGTCGCTGTCGGGATAGTAGATCGAAGAATCATAAGATCAGGTTCGTAGGTACCTGGCGAGCTCGGTGAAACCACCGATTCCCTCGCCATCGACCTGAATATACGGCACAGTTTTCCAGCCTGGGTGTTTTCCATGAATTTCTTCATATTCCCAACCCATCCTGTCCATGAGCTTCTTGGCCTTGATGCACCAAGGGCAGGCAGACAGGGTCCAGATCTTTACGTTTTTCATACGATCACCTTGATAATGGTTTCGGGGGAGCTCACTGCTTCGTGAGCCTTGTCGGCTGATTTGGCATGATAGGCGGCGAGCTGCGGGATGATCTCGTAGCCCTCTACGCCCTCCACGTTCTGGAGGTCACACTTTATCCCATCAAGACCTTGCTTAGTAACGATATGGGCATTCTGGGCAGCTTTCGAGCTGAACTGCAGAGCCTGCTCAGAGTACGCATTACTTCCTACGAGACTACTGTTCCGCGAAACGTAGTCGCTAATCAAGGTCGAGTGGATGTGGCCGCAGAGGATGTGAGTAACTCGGATCCCCTTTGCAGCATACTTGCCTACGATCGCTTGGCACTTGCGCTGGTCGCTGGCATTTACCTGGTGCCCATGCAAGCCAAGGAATGTTTCGTTGTGTATGCTGAACAGGACTTCGTTGGCCTCAAAGTCATGAAAGCGGAGTCCTTTGTCCTCGGCACCACCCAATACTGCCTGCAGCATCGCATAGATGGTGAAATCATAGTTGTCGGTGGCAACAACGTCGACCCACCCCAGGTTATCCTTAGCGCGGCTCTCATTCCCCGTCACACCGAATACGTCGATGAAGAACTCACTTCTGAGATCGAGAAGGAACTGCTTGTAGAGATGCGTGGCCAGGAGCGTTGCCCGAGCTCGATTCGTAGACATCGCGAGAAGCTCGTCCAGACGCCTGTCGCTGTTCATCAGGTCACCACCGAAAAACACGACCACCCTTTGTGCCTGATAGGCACGGCCCATGATCTTGACCTTCTGGGCGTAGAGAGCTAGGCGCTTAGCCGCAACCTCGAAGTCAAAGCGGTTGCCTGGCAGGTCTACCAGCTCATTAAAATGATTATCACTAAGATGGACAACAACAACAGCAGCTTCGGGGTCAAGGGGGCCAGTGCGGCGACCATAATCAGCGAGAGCCCCACGATGGTCCTGAAGTTCTTCGAGGATCGATTCATTGTAGGCGGTGACAGCGTTTTCAATGCGAGCGTGCTCGCGGAATGACTTGTTCTGAATCCTGTTCAGGTCAGCGTTGCGCTGGACAGACTTCTGGAGGCGTACGTTCTCCGCAATCACCTCCAGGTCTTGAACGTCTGAGGTCAGCTCAGTCTTGATGTAGCTACGCAGCTGATTAGGCTTAGCTAGGTTCGGGTACTTAGAAAAGAGCTTGTTGGCTGTCCCCAGGTACGATCCCGTCTCCTGGTACAGTTCGACAATCTCGTCCCTCAAGTAGCTGATCGGGGTCAGGCTCATTGGCGGGGAAGGATACTGCTCTTTCCAGTATATCCTCCAGGTTCGCCAGAACGCCCTCGCTGTCATCGATGTGAACAGTTGGCTGGACGATCGTGCGCAGCTGCTGCATGAAGTGAGGTTCGGCCACACAGACGACTGCCATGGCGCTATGTGGAGTAAGATCGGAGTCGCAAACCTCACGAAGCTCCTTGAGGCGCTCCCAGAGCCACTTAATAGCAGGGGACTGAACCTGGCGCATCACTGGCAGCAGGCGTTGACGCAGCTCAGGGCGATGCACAAACAGCCTCACAAGCCTCTTCTCGGCCCGTAGGCGTGCTTCCCATGCAGTCATGGGCTCCCAGCCCTTAACGCGGACTACAGGGGCACTAGAGACCCACTCCTTGGCGAGCTTAGCTGCTTCCTTGTCGTTGCTGGACAGAACCCGACTGGCCTTGTCGATGTAGTGGGTGCGCAGAGCCTTGGAAGAGAGGCCGTTGATCAGATCCTTGAGCTTGCCCTCGACATCGGTAATCGCAGCAGCGTCATCCAGGCTCAGGCTGGCAGCCCAGGTGTCGATCAGCCAGTCCAGCCAGCAGGGTGCATTGGCGATCAGACCACGCAGATCCTCGCCCTTTCGGATCATGTCGTCGGGGTCAGAGCCTTCAGGCAGTGTGACCACGTTGATATTGATCTTGCCCTCTAGAGCCAGGCGACCAGCAACAGAGATGAACTGCTCAGTGGCCTTGACGCCACCAGCGTCACCATCAAAGCATAATATAAAAGTTTTTAAGTTACGACTCAGCCTCTGTATTACCAACGGATCTGGAGCACCTGTGCCCTGTGCGGCGACCACGTTCTTGATGCCAGCCTGCCACATCGAGACGACATCCAGGTGGCCCTCGACGAAAATAAGGGACTCAGTTTCGTGAGCAGCTTCCTTGGCGCGGTGCTCATTGAACACCAGCATCTTCTTGTTGAACAGCAGAGAGTCGGAGCTGTTCTTGTACTTGCCAGGCATTTCCTTGGTAGCCCGACCAGTGAAGCCAACCAGCTTGCCATGGTGGTCATGGATGGGAACCGTTATCCTTCCGCTGAAGAAGCCTTGGGAGCTGTAACCCAGCTCAAACTCCTTGCTGGCTTCTGCAGTTAATCCGCGATCCTTCAGGATTTGACGGATCCGACCAGCCCTGGGGTCCTTAAGGTTGGCCCGAAAGACCTGGTGATCTGCCTCTAGCGCAGCTCTGGCGGAATCGATCTCGGCACGACGCCTGGCAGCTGCCAACGGATCTTCGTCGACCAGTTCGACTGTGATGGACAGAAGGTCTGCGGTTTTCTGCAGTGCATCGCGCCAGCCGAGGCCCAGACGCTGACCAATATAATCCACAGAATCGCCGCCCTTCCTGCACACATGGCAGTAGCAGAAGCCTTTGTCGTCTGAGACGGTAAGGGACGGGTTCTTGTCTTCATGCCAGATGCACTGGGTGAGGTACTCGCGGCCAATGCGCTTCAAAGCCGCCCCAGTCGCCTCAATAACAGAGGAGATCGGAGCGGCCTTGATACGGTTGAGGGTGGTTTGGGAGACTGCCATGCGGTAATTCTACCACATCAGAACAGAACCCCCTGGCAGCGACCATCGCCGAGATCTTCCCAGCTATCGCTTAGATCAAAGTCCCCGTTGGTCCAGTCGATGGTGGCGCAACCAGCTGCGCTGAGGAGCTCGTCGATGGCCTCTCTTGGGATCTTTGCACCAGTGGCCGACAGGTAGATGTCGAGCTGGTTTATCACCTCTTCGTTGGCAACGCTGTCCACCGCATTGGTGGCCGCCTCGATATAAATCTTCGCAAAGTCGATCTCGTCGGGCTCAAGACTCTCTGTGGGGTTGGCCTGCTCCTTGAGCTCCAGGGGTGGCCCGCTGCACACCTTGCGGACTTCCATCCACTCTTCCTTTGTGATCTCTAAAGCCTTGGCGATCTCCAGGTCTGTCGAGCCACGATAGAGCAGCTTGCGGCCTTTCACCCAGCGCTCACGCATCTTGTGACTGAGGCGCACGGCGTAGGTGCGGTCTCGTACCCAATGCAAAAGCTCCCCGCGAATCGTTGGAGTCGCAAGAGAGCTGAACTTCATTGACTTACCAGTCATGGGGTGAGGCCTGTCGGGATCGTACCTGTAGGCGGCCTTACACAGCCCCTCAAAGGCAACAGACTCAAGTGTCTGGTAGTCGATCCCAGTAGAGCGCTGTATGCGCCATGCCTCCCTGCGGGCCAGGTTGAGGTTGTCAGAAGCGAGCTTTTGCTGCTCGCGGGACATCTGAAACTTTTGCGCTTTTCTAGCCATACCTACATCTTACCAGATGTCATATTTTGCAGCAATAGCGCTTCTAAGCCTGGCTGAAGCTTCGTGAGCGGCTTCTTCCGTCTCAAAAGTCCCAGCACGGTACATGACCTTATCAAACATAAACTGAGCTTGGTATTTGCCGTTTCTCGTCTTCGTACACCAAGGCAGCTTCTTTTGATGGTTTGGCTTAGTAAAACCACCCCTTCTCTGTCTCTGGTTTGCTGCTTGCTCTCCTAAAGTGCTCCATTTTAGATTCCCTGGCTCGTAATTGCCGTCATTGTTCACGCGGTCAAGAGTTTTGCCGTCAGGCTTTGGACCCAGCTCAGAGAGAATGTAGCCCAGGAAGGAATTAAAGCCAGGACAGCCTTTGCCTTTTACGCGCCAAGACGGATGCACGCAGATGCCCCGACCGCCATACCTAATGTAGTCTTTCCTGTTTGGGTTGTGACAGCGACCTACCATATTACTCCAGGTAGGGTAGAGTGGGTGCTTCGCTGACATTGCATGCAGTAGTTCCTCTCTTAAGTTTACCAGGGGTTGTAACGATCGTGCCTTGGCAGCGCTCGATCGCCGCGACCCCAAGTGACCTCGGTCAACCTTGCGGGAGAGCGGACGGCACAAAAATTTAGCGCCATGGTGATTGCGTCAACCATGTCATCGTTTTTGGATGCAGGGAAAAGCGCAAATTCGTTGATGAAAGCATCAAGCCAGGGAGCAGATGCAGGTAGGTAAACGTTACCAGCTTCAACCATGGGAACGATACCAGAGGCTCGCGCCTCCTTGCTCTTCTCAGGTTTGACGCCAATCAGGCCAGGAACCTTCTTCTGCATCATCTGGTAGACGGCATAGCCCGATGCCGCAAGTTCGATCACGGTGCCCGAAAGCATGTGCTTTTTGTACATCCTGGCAATCATTGCCATCGTGCCTACCACGTCCAGCTTCTCCCTGACGAGGTCCAGAACGTAAAACTGTGCGCCAGCCTGTGCCACGACAGCGCCCACCACATAGTCAGACTTGGAGGTAGCGGTAAAGGTAGCGTCAACTGATAGGATGACCCGCTGGAAGTCAGGCAGAGGTGTATCCTTGCCGTACCACGACCACCAGTCAGGGCTAAACATGTTACCACCTTCTGGAGCTGGCCGCTGCTGATACAGCGAAG